TCTTTGCTATTTGTAACATTTGTTCACCAATAATGCAACGAGCTATCGCTTGGCATACATTCTCTATTATCTTACCCCCATATATTCTGGTGCGACCGCGCCTTGTTTTGTAGTCAAACTCCACGCCCTTGTCTGTGGTGGTAAACTGTAAGTCGTCATAGCGTAAGTGTAGTCCAGAGGGTAAAAGTATCTTGCCATCTTCTACAAACAAAACACCATACAGACCAAACGTGTTGCCATCTTTTAGGAACAACTGAGCGTCACGCCACAGTTTATTTATCTTGTGGTTTGTTTCTCTGTATATCTTTATTACACGTCGTGCTTCATGTAGCTCCATGTCAAACCCAAATGTCTTAAGTTGGTCTTGAAACTTCTGCGCTCCCATGCCATACCCTGCGCCTAGGATTGTAGTTTTACCAACAAATCGTTGGTCTTTCGTAATTTCGCTTTCTGCTACACCGTATATTTTTGATGCCATTTTCTTGTAAACATCTTCACCCTTGGCAAACGCCTCTGTCAAATCGTCTTGTTCGGCAAGCCACGCCAACACTCTTGCCTCAATCTGTGCTGAGTCCGCGTCTATTATAGAATATCCTTGTGGTGCAATTATGCCACGCTTTAGCATGTTTGCGTTCGCGCCACGGCTTGGCAAGTTCTGTAAATTTATCTTATCATCACCGCCCCAACGTCCTGTATGAGCCGCGTAATATCTAACAGGCACGGGTAAAGTGCCTCGTTTTGCTATGTCTATGAATCTTTGCGTTCGCGTTTCTTCAAGTGTGCTTTTATTACCCAACCTGGCCGCAACAAGTGATTGAACTCTCTCGTCCTGATGTGTTAACAGGCGTTTGAACTCTTCGTCCGACTTCGCAAAAGCCCATGTCTCCTTGCCTGTGGTGGGGCTTAACTTCTTAGGTGGCTCTACGTCATATGCAGCAAGTAGCTTTGCAAACTTGTCATTACTCATCAAATCTTCTTTAGACGCACGAGCGTCCATCAATAGTTCTTCCTTACGTTGACGTGTTTGGCTGAGATGGTCTTCTAACAAGTCCAGATCCAGATCCAGAACAGGCTCTACAAACATACGTAGTGACAAGTCAATAAGCTTAAGTTCTTTCTTTGGGAACCCCTTCGCCATGATTGTAAACAAGTCGTATGTCAAGTCCACGTCATTGACGGCATAGTCCCCCAAACGTTCTAGTTCTTCGTCAGTAAAGTCTTGTCTATGTTTGTCGAGAGTGTTCTGTATCTCGTCACCCTTCTTACCCACGCCATACTTTTCTGACAATGCTTTTAACGATACGCTCTCCTCAACTCCGTTGACAGCTCTCGCTATGCAAACTGTATCAGTATAAGCACGAGGTTTAATATCAAATACCCAAGAGAGGATAGCACCATCAAACATAGTATTGTGAGCCAATACCATCGCGTTGTTCCAGTCGTGCCTCTGTAAGAACGTCTTAAGTTGTTCCTGTGTACCACTTGCCCACTCCGTTATTCTATTATTAACTTTTATAGCGACCCCAAGCACTTCAAACCTAGGGTCGCGTACGTATTCTTCCGTCGTCAGTTTCTTTAGAGAATACTCTTTGTTGTAGTATGTTTCAAAATCAAGAGTGATTAAGTCCACTATTCTTCTCCTTCACAGCGCATTCGTATTCAATACCGACGTACGCCATGTTATCTATGTAGTGATCTTTTTTCAACGGACTTGTTTGTCGCCTTGCTAACTTCGTTGCCTGGTGGACCAGAGTGATGTCTCTCGCTGTAAGACGTTGTCCTGTGATAGCATTATAGATGCGGGCGATATGTTCGTGGTTGTCCACAGCATCACCATAATCTTTGTTACGAGTTGTAGCTGTAAGGCTCGACGCTTCATCAAGTAGCTGACAGCGGACAGGGGGTTTGGACTCGGCTATGATAACTTCTTTTGGTGTACCCGAATCATTGATTAGTTTCAAAGCATATCCGTACGATACCTTACACGCCTTCGCTACTTCTTTGGGCGTTGCAAGCCTATTTTTGAGTACATACTTCCATACTCTTTCTTTCTTAGCACTTTTACGCATTTAGATTTCTCCTCTTCTCTTATTTGTTGTAGTAAATAATCTCTGTGCAACTTGGCATTCTCTCGTGCCTTCTTCAGTCGCTCAGATACCTTTCTAACAATAACAGTCATTTCTTCTTACCCTTATTGTTAAACTGGTCAGGTTGAATGAGACCCTTCGCAATGTCACGTCTTATCATGTCTTTATACTTCTTGACTACCTCTGGCTTGAGGTGACGCACCTGCTTTAGTCTTTCATCTCTTGGTATTGGTTTTAATTTAAATCTATCATCTGTCATTTCATAAACTCTGGTTTTGGTAATGGTATTCTAACTTCCTTTATAAAGTTGTCTACCTCTACGCAGTTTGCTTTTCCGATTATTGGGTCACGCACTTGGTGTAGGCTCTGTGCTACATACATGCACGTTTCGTGGTCGTGGAAGTGAACCCTGCCCATTTTTATGTGGTGATCTGTAATGTCAGGGACTAGCAATAGATGTAATACATAGTAAGTTGTTTTCATGTCTCTCTCTTTCTCTTTGGTTGCCCCCCTTCTACGAGGGGGGTCTAAGTTTTTACATGCACTACCATGATGAAGTTACAGGGAAGGATATATGATAAACCTGCCTTCATTGCAGTGGATTTCGATTATTATGCTTACATGTGTGTCCTCAACGCTCTCACTGCTTACGTCCTACCAAGACAAAAATAATAAAAAACTTGGTAGATTATTCGTACTGAACTGGGAAGTCCATTTCTATTTGTTCGGGTTTTGGGTCTATACCTTTTAGTATGTTTTCTATATCCATCATGTTATCTTCGTTAACCACACAGGCTATGCCTCCCGCTCCACCTATGTCTGATAAGTTCTTATCCTGTAATGCTGTAGGCTTGTTCTTTCCTGACTTACATTCAAATGCAAAGAAGTTACCTCTGTGGCAACCAACAATATCAGGCACTCCGCTACGTCCATACCCACCTGTGACTGGGTAGAAGTAATACGCTCCTAATTGTTTTAGCTGTTCGGTTACTTTCTTTTTTACTTTTGCCTCTGGGGTCATTACCATCATTGCGTCATATCCTTTCAAAAAACTGGTGTCACTGGTTTCTGAGGGTGAGTCGCCCCACCCCCATCAGTTAGTAACACAACTAACTGCTTTCTTTTAATTTAATATAGAACTCGCTATCGCTTGCTCTGTATCCTATATCTGATTTATAATCCAGTTCGGGTTCAAGCATCATCAGCACTGCCAACTTCTCTTGAACCCACTTAGGTAAATCGTCTACACTGTCATACCACTCTTTTAATTTGCTGTCAACACAATACATACCTAAACATGACACATGAACTCTTTTTGTATTAGCGTCTATCTTGATTTGGTATAACGTGTAATCCTGTGTGTTATGGTAAGACATAGAACATATTGTCCCCAATCTTGTAGCCCACATCATCAACAAACATATCATCGTCTAACACGTTAAGAGCCATTACCCTACCTTTAATATTTTCAGGAAGAGTGTCCGCAGTATAGGTCGTTGACTCCAAAGCCTGCCATAGTGACTTAGATGGTTGTTTCTCTATATCCACCACGGCATAGTTTTCTGTGTTCCATTTCATGTAGCCATACACAAACGAGCAACGAATTTCTTTCTGCTTGTCCTCTTGGTGTGCCTTGTGTTTGTTCAACATGTCCACGATGTTGTTGTGCAATTCGTTGTCCATAAACACGTGACCACTATCTATAAGCTGTTGCAGTTCGGGTATTAGATAGTCACGACTTAGACCAACCTTACCCGTAGAGGCATTGAACTCATCACGATAGTGGTTGCGACTTTCGTAGAATTTGTGTCTAAACTTCCTATAGTGTATGCCCGATACTACACCCCAGGGTAAAGGACGTAAGTATTTCTTGGCGTTCTTCAAGGCTTGGTCTAAGTTAGTTGACATAGCAACATTGTGATTATTGTTGTAGTCAGCATACTTACCATTCTTTATGAAGGTGGACGCTACACAGTAGTGGTCGATAAAGTCTTTGGGGTTTTCTCTCATATCGCCATAGTATAGATACCCCATGACGTGTGGGTGTCCGTCCATGTAAACATAATGATACGCACTATCTGTTCCGTTGGTGCGTTGACCAATCTTCACACGAGGTATTGCTTTCTTTACATCATGAGCGAACCCACACTTGAATTGCGTGACCTCTGTTAGCTCACTTACTTTTGTTTCTAATCGTATATCCATTACTTCTCTCCTTCTCTTTCTATTTTTATGTACTGACGTGTCAGCTTGTGTTTAAAGTAATAATATTGGTCGTCTACGTCCATGAGCATGTAGTAGTTCTTCATTTGCTCAAACGCATCATTGAAGGTTTTTTGCACGTCCTCACGTGTTACTAGGTTACTTTTCATTGAACATCTCCTTTCTCCACTTCTTAATTTTGTTTTGTAGTTCCTTGGCAAGTTTATATCTTTCGTTGTCTATTTCTGGACCACCTCCGTCTTCCAAACCTAGCCATATTGTTTGGTTATTACTGTCTTCATCCACAATCTTTGCCAACTTCTTCTCAATCTTCTTGAGTAACTTGTGACAGTCCTCAAGATATACACCACTCCATTTAGCCATTACTCTTCTCCTTTCTCTTGGTTAGTAATCTCACTAACTGTATCCATGTTTACGGAAT